ACCTTAAACGAAAGCTCTCAGCAGAAGAGCAGAGGGCTGAAAACGAGGACAAAGAGTTTCTGAAACAACTGACGGGAGGTGAATGACAATGGCTGACGGGTGCTTGAATTTTGACACCAACATAAACAGTGAGGGTTTTGAAAAGGGCTTGAAAAGCCTTTCCGATATGGTGGGGGATATCAAGCCAAAGCTTAAAAGCCTTGCAATGGCTGTGACAGCTGCATTCTCCGTCAAGAAGCTTGTGGACTTCGGCAGGCAATCCATAGAAACAGCCTCAGATCTTGCGGAAGTTCAGAACGTTGTTGACACGGCTTTCGGTGAATCAAAGCAGAAAATGGAGGACTTCGCTGACACGGCTGTAAAGACCTACGGCATTTCAAAGCTCACCGCAAAGCAGACAGGCTCAAACTTCATGGCAATGGCGGCAGGAATGGGGCTTGCCAATGACAGTGCAAGCGATATGGCTATGGCTCTTACAGGGCTGTCGGCGGATATGGCGTCATTTTATAATGTCGGTCAGGACGTGGCAAGCACAGCACTGAAATCAATTTTTACAGGCGAAACGGAAACGCTAAAACAGTTCGGTATCGTTATGACGGACGCCAACTTGCAGGCGTATGCGCTTTCAAAGGGTATCACGAAATCAACTGCCGATATGTCGCAGGCTGAAAAAGTCCAGCTGAGATATAACTACGTTATGTCACAGACGGCTCTTGCACAGGGCGACTTTGCAAAGACGTCTGACAGCTGGGCGAACCAGACAAGAATACTTTCTGAACAATGGAAAGAGTTCGGAGCGACTATCGGCACTGTGCTGATGAACGTTCTTCTGCCTGCTGTCAAGGCGATAAACAGTCTGCTTTCACAGCTCATAGCTTTGGCACAGGGG